GTAACTTAAGTCGCAGACATAACAAATATCTGGTTTGGGCGACTATAGAACGTTTTCTTCGTGCATATCTGGCTGTTTCAGAACCATTCTATAAGAAGAAAGTGCCTATCTCTAAAGAAGTTTTAAAATCCTACAGAAACAATAGAAAGCGTATTAATAAAGCGACCTCAGAGGTTCGACGCATTAAGAATCTTTCTATCTCTGATCCAGCTTTACAATTTAAGAGTGATTCTAAAAATAATGAAGTTTATACTACTAGTTATATGACTAGTGGTATAACTGCATTTGTTAAACGTGTTTCACACACATTTAATAATCAACTTTTCACAAACAGTTCTAAAGCAGAGCCACTTGTTTTAAAGAAGTTTTTAGATTCACTTCCTTTAGTAGTTAATGGTATTTCAAGTTGGTTTTGTGGTAGATGGCCTGGACGTATTGGTCAGCGTCCAGTTCGTATGTCTTATGTTCATCCAGTCATTGCTGGGTTCTTTTCAGCTATGGATTTTCCTGGTTTAGAAAATTTAAGACGTGCCACTTCCTGGGTTCTTGTTTCTGGTGGTTTTGACACTAATAAATCTTCGTTTCAAGCGCAAATAAATGCTCCAGTTAACACTAAGCGTTTTTGTGAGGCTGACATCATTATATTTAAAAATATTTTTTATAAATATTGGAAGAAGTTTGACATTTTAAAATTTCCAGATCCAACGTTCAAAGACATTGGATCAGCGCAACTTCCTACGGACACCTATCCAGGCTTCCGTTTTCGCGAGATTTTTGGAGTATCGACAAAAGAGAAGGCCGGACCTTTGATTTACATAGCGGCTCAGCAACTTTGGAAAGAAATATACTCCAATGTCACACTCCCTTCTTCTTCTTTTTGGTCCATAGGTGACAGGGAGAAGAGGCAGGATGACTTTGAGCTCTCTACTGAAGAAATCAACAGTGGTGTTTCTGAGCGAGAACTTAGTTCCCGTGGTGTTCACATGCCAGAAGGCCATGTTGAAGTTCTGCTCTCCTTATTCGTTGCTCCGGTTATGAATTATTGGAAGCAGCGTACCAATAGTCCATTTTATTTAGGGTTTAGCCCGGCGCATTATGGTTATAAGCGCCTTGACAGAGATTTATCTTTTGGATGCATGGCTCTTGAAGGTGATTGGAAAAAATTTGACACTACACTTTCAGAGAAACTTCTTCTCCTTGCTTTTGCAACCCTACGCGCTCATTTCTCAAATAGAAGCTATATCGATAGGCTTTTTATTTATTTTGCTGATAATTTACTTAATAAAAACTACGTTATACCAGGTGGCTTTATTTTTCGGATATGCGGTGGAATGCCTTCTGGATCCATATTTACAGCAATGGGTAACACCATTGCCAATTTATGGGCTCAATGCTATCTTGCTGACAAAGTTTTAAAAATTAAGAAGGCTGGAGACGTTAGATTTATTCTTGGAGGTGACGATTTCTTAACCATTGTCAAGAATCGTGAGAACATTGCTACAGTGGACGATTTTGCCGATGTTGCAGAGTCCGATCTCGGTCTAGTCCTCAAGCGCAACCTTGCCGCTTGGAAAGATCCGTCTGCAGATGACGTTAACTCTGCACCAGTCTTTTACAAGATTTGTCTTTGGAGGGGTATTCCCACAATCAATGCTGCAACTCTATATGAACGGCTTGTTTGTCCAAATTCCGCTTTAAATGGTGGTTTCTTTACTTCTAAATACCTACTTGAAATGTGTAGAGGTTATTACTTTCCACTTCTTCCACATTTTGAGTGGCTGTTTACTTTAGCATCTAGTTTTTGTCCAAATTTCAGTGCAAACGATCTGCGTGCGCTTGCCCTGAGTTGTTTTTATACTACTGTCTGTTCAGATAACGAACTAACATACGAG